ATTTTCCTCTTTTACCCTTGAATTGGAAAAAATACAACGAACCAGATAACCAGTTGTCGATAAAAGAATAATTAACAATTCCGCCACAAAATAATTTTGTAACTCGTTTTCTTCTTCTATATTCTTTTAATATTTTAAATAATTGTTGATTCGTTTGTGAAGCCGGAACAATAACAAAAATTCCATTTTTAAATTCAGACTGACCACTTGTTGTTTTTTTAATGTGTGGGTCACCTTCAAAAGAATCAACTAATTGATAGATATCATTACCATTAGTTTTATCACCATAAAAAAACATTGTGTCTGTAATATCACTACCACTATCACTTCTCGTTGTATTGAAATTAGAAGCAGTACCATCTTGATTTGATATATTTGTTGAAACAACATTCATACCTGTAGTATATGCTGATGGTGCGACTTTTACTATTGTTGTTCCAGATAATACGTTATAATATGTGGTTAATGATTCATCATACGGAGTATCAAATAATTCACAACCCCCTTCTATTTGAATGGTATTTCCTGAAGACGCCACATAATATAAAATATCAAAATTATAATTACCAAAATATTGACCAGTATTATCAACTAATTGTAATTGTGTGGGGTCTGTACTATCAATTTGAAAGTATATAACTCCGTCAACCAAATTAATATATTCTAATGTATCTGTACTTTGTAAAAAGTATTCATATTGATTTGCAACAAAAAATGTATTTTGATCTTCTATAGTTGCCCCATCAATTAAAACTGGTGGAGGTGTACATGTTGTAGTTGATAAGTATGTTGGTGTACTCGGGTTAGAATTAGAACCAATTATTGGAAAAAATAATGAAATACTTCCAACCGAACAATATGTAATATTTGACTCACCTTCTTGTGGTTCTTCACCAAATTCTAATTCATTACCAGATGAATCAACATTACAAGCTTCACATTCAGGATAACTAATTAAGTATAATTCTCGTTGATTATCTTCTTGTATATTATATGCAATTCTTTTAATTTCTCTACCAACCTTTCTAACTGGCCAAACATCTGTTCTTCTTCCTAACGCAAATAAAAATCTTGTAACAGTATTAATTGTTATTATAGAAATAAGATTAATAATATGTTCAAATAATAATAATATATCAGCAATTAGAAGTTGAAATGTGAAGTTTTTAGTACCATAATTTACTGGTGGTGTAACATTTTCTGAACAATCTTCTTCCTCGGTTGGTACCAATTCTTTTAAACCAATGTATCTATCGTTTCTAAAGTCTGAATTTTTATAATACATACTCTGAAACGATGAAACAGTATAAACTTTATTATATGTTACTCTGTAGAAATAATCTCTTGGATAAAATTGTCCTAATGTATTATATAAAATTCCCTTTGTTGAATCATTTGTAACCGCTTCAGTTGGGTATTCTTTCCATGATGTTGAAAATGCGTAGGACTGTTCTTCTTGTCCAATATACTCTCTAATATTTGGTACTAAATAAGATGCACTTTTTCTTATTCTCGCATTTCCAGCATCATCCAATGAAAATTTAAATCGATAACAAGCTGCAGTTGGAACTCCTTTATTGGGGTCATTTGTTATTTCATTTTCACCAAATTCATTTGTGTATAGATATTCCATGTTCATTGGTAACTCTCTCACAAACGCACCATCATCAGAAATGTCGTGATCTATTTCATATTTTTCTAAAATAGGTCTACCGTTTGAATCTTTTTGATTAGTGAATCTAATTGACTCTATTTTTCCTTTTTTAGTGATTAAATCACACTTTCTACCCATTTTACGTCTGGGTTGACAATTCTTATCAATTGAATTTTTTCCTGTATCAGTATACGTTCCTCCAATCAAAAACGCCTTTGGTTCAATTTTAACCCCTCTGTCTGATAAGTCAAAATCCGTTCTTGTTAAACCTATTTCACATAAATCTTCATTACCCCAAAAAGGATACACATCAATTGTCTTATCAAATGTAACAATTTGTGGTAACGTTGATAAGTCTGAAGATGATTTGAATGAGTATGAATTTTTAAAAGAATCATCACCTAATCCTTGTTTTTTAAAGTCGTAGGGTCTTAAAGAAAAACAACCTATGTCAGATAAATCAACATCAACATGTAATGTTTGAGTACCCACAGGTACTCCCCAAATCATAAAATCACCAGAATTATTAGTTTTTACGGTGTATTTGTAATATTTTTCATACACCTCCAAAATTTCTTCTCTATTTAAGACTTCAGATTGGTCAAAAAATGTTCCTGTAGGTTCGTGTCCTCCGTGTTGTTTTCTTGATGGTAATAAATTATATCTATATCCGTTTTCATTTGTATCCGAAACACTTGATTTATATGGATATAATTTTGAAATTATCGGGTCGTTTTCATCCTCTTCGGTAAGTGGTATAAAAATAGATACTTTAGCGTTTGGGACCCCTAACCCATTGTTTACTGAAATTCTACCACAAACAACACCATAATCGGCACACAATGATGTGTAGATTTCTTTTTGTGTAAATCTTAAAGATAATATTTCAAGTAAATCATAATCTTGTTTTAATTCAACTTTGATTACTTGATCTTTACCAATATTTGTAGATATTCTATGTCTTTGTATCATTCTTATAATAAATAGAAACAATAAGATTTTCTATTTTTAATATAAGAAAATTTGAAATTAGAATGTAGTCGAAACCAAAGGTTTTACCCTTATTTTAATATCTTTATTAGGGAATCTAATTTGTGGAATTTGATTAGATTTCATAAAAATAGTCATGTCTGATTGTGATATTTCTTTTGTTAAAGGATCAACATAACCCACCGATACTTCATTGGTTGAATATTCTCCACCAACTTTACCGTATACTCTAATATCAACAACACTTACAACACCAGCAACTGTACCAATTTCTTTGAACAACTCACCAACAAATAATGGGTCACCCATTTTTCTTTTGTCTATTGAGAAATATTCAATTACTTTTTCAATTACAGTTCTAACAATTTCAGTTTCAGTTTCATTTTTATCTCCTAAAATATCAACTTGGACACTTAAATCGATAACTTCACCACTTTCAATTTCTAAATAATCATTTATCATTCTATATTCTGAAAGATAATCTATGATATTATTTTTAAGTGTATTAGATACGACATTAGTTAAATTACCTCTTTCATCAAAAGAGATAAGTTTTATCTTAACTTTATTGTCTTCTTCCATAACATTAACCTTTGCAGGTGCTCCAAATGTTGATGGCATATTCTCAATTAATGATTTATAATCATTTAGTGTTACCGCTCTGTTTTGTGCTGCGAAATTATATGAAACCATGTTTCTAATTTCTTCTATTGTAGGTTGGTCAGCACCACCGATTGCTGGTGTTACATTAGTTACTCTTAATGATTGAATTACCTGTGTATTAACTGTTGATACAGGTCCATTAACCACAAAATCAACATTATCAATATTTGTTATAACATTAATACCTAAATTACTATCTCTACCTCCGCCAACTCTATATTTTATGAATAAGGTCGTGTTTGATTTAGGTATTGCTCCAAGTGATAAATTATTTAAGTATGTGGCTAAATTAACTTTTAAATCACCAGTTACATAATTGTCTAAATTATCTAACGGATTTACCGTTCCAGAACCAAATGTTAAATAAAAATATCCTTCAGGGGTATATTCAGTTATAAACTTATTATTAACACTTATATATGTTCCAGGTTTAAAATTTTCTCTATCAGACACCTTTGTTGAATCAGGTATAAAAACTTTATCCTGCATTAACGCCTTTACTTCATACCATTTATTACTTGGTGAACTGAATTCAGAAAGAGTTGGGTTCGCTCCAAAGGTTGTACCGTCTTTATGAATCACAGAGGTTATACCCAATACATTTTGTTCTGGTAAATAAATTTTCGTAAATGGTTTTTGGTCAGCATCTGTAATTACTTTCCTGAAAACTCTTGTAACTCCATTTACAACCGCCTCTCTTTTAGTAATTGTATATGATATTAGTCTATTATTACCATCAAAATTCGGAATTTTTAACCTGTTTGGTTCGCCTTTACTATTAAATGGATTGGAAAAATCTACATCTTCAATTGTTTCAAAAATTTGACCTCCTCCTGAAATCTGCGCTCCAGCTCTTAACAAACCAAGATATTCGGTTTTTTCTTTATCACCACTCACAGGTACGTTAATTGAAAAATCACATAATGCAACTGAGGGTCTATTACCCGGTATTCTTAATCCATATGTTTTTGCTATGTGAAATAAAGATTGTCTTTGTTGTGCAAAATCTAAAATTGTTTCTTGCCAAACTCTATCAATATGAAAATGTAGGTTATCGGTAACAGCAGCATTTAAATCCAATAGTACAGAAAAAATGGATGCGTCATTTGTGTTTTTTACTAAATCAGGATAATACTGTTTAGTTAAATTAACTAACTCCTCTCTTAATCCTGCAAAATCTCTTGTTGCGTATGATATTTTCTTTGACATATTATATATTGATAATTATAAAGTCCGAAGATGAAAATGCTCCGTTATTGACTGTGTAATCTATTCTTACTTTTGCTGTATATGGTTTACTTGATGCATCAGAAACTCTAAATAATCTTTCATCCTCATCTTGTGTAAACGTTCTCTCTTCTTCAGTTTCATTTTCAGCCGAATCAATTCTAATTTATTCGTAAATTCTTGTTCCAAAGTCAGGTAAATAATATCTAGTTCCCCTTTTTGTCAACAAAAGGTGAATAAGATTCGATCTAACTTCTCTCTCAGGTGTTTCTGTCATTTTCAAAAAATCACCCTTACTACTGTCTCTAAATGGATAGTCTATACCGTAGGTTACTGCCATACCAATAAATATAAAGTATTATAAAATGGTAATAAATAAAAAACCCAACCGGAGTTGGGTTTTAATATTGTATTTTGAATAAAATTTCATTTTATCCATCACATGATACACAATCAGGATTCATTGCTTGTGCCGCAATATCACCTCTAAGTACCGATTCAGTTCTCATGTAATATAAAGTTTTAACACCTTGTTTCCACGCCTCCATATGAACTTGATTAATCCACTTAGGGTCAGCAATTGCGGGAAACGCTAAATTTAATGAAACTGCTTGGTCGATATACTGTTGTCTAACTCCCGCTTGTCTAACTAAATCTAATTGATTAATTTCTTTAAATGTTTTGAATACCTCCTTAACACTCGATGTTTTATACTTATCTTCTTCTTTAACCTCTTCACATCCAATAACCTTACTATCCAAGAAACACCACTCGTCTAAGAAATCTAATCCTTGTACTGAACCACCGTCAGCTAAAATTTGATCCCGTGCAACTGCTCTTAAGTGTGTATTTCTAAAACCACTTTCTTTACACCATAATGGTTCACCTAATTCTTTCGCTAAATCTCTACTTGCTCTTTCAGATTCAATTTTAATTTGAGAGAAAATCTTACGAGTTTCAAATTGAGCTGTTAGACCTTCAAATGGTACACCCTTTTGTTGTAGATATGTATGCCAACCTAACACACCTAAACCAAGTGCTCGACCTTTTTCAGCGGAACGTACTGCGTTATCGAATCCTCTTAAATTTTTTGCTCTTTGAATAAATTCTTCTAATACCCCATCTAAGAAAATAGTTGATGTATAAACTAAGTCTGTATCTTTCCACTCATCATATTTTGCAACATTTAGAGAAGATAAACAACATACAAATGAATGTGATTCGTCTGTGTGTAAAACAATTTCAGAACAGATATTTGTCATGTGAACTTTCAATCCATTCTTTTTATACATTTCAGGATTTTGTTTATTAACATTACCCTTGTACATAATA